TATGCCGAGGCCGTGCTTTATCTGCCGCATGACGGCGTCAATGAAAACAATATCACCGGCAAGCGCTACGCCGACCATCTGCGCGACGCCGGATTCAGGGTCGAGCCACCGGTCAGGAACCAGGGCAGGGGCGCGGCGATGATGCGGATCGAGGCGCTGCGCCGAATAGGCGCGAAACTATGGTGGAATGAAGCCGCGACCGAAGCCGGCCGCGACGCGATCGGTTTCTATCACGAACGCAGGGACGAGATCCGCCATGTCGGACTGGGTCCCGACCATGACTGGTCATCGCACGCCGCCGATGCGCTGGGGCTGATGGCGATCTGTTATGAGGAGCCCGGCCAGCGGCTCAATTTCAATCGGCAGCTGAGCTATCCGAAAATGGGGATCGCCTGAGGAAGCCCGCGACTGCCGGACGCATCTGGACCATGGGAATCATCGCGCTTTGAGGAGACCATCATTGTGAACACGTCCTTGCTGGCGGCGCCGGCGATGCTGGCCATGGCACAGCCGCCGCTCGCCGCGCCGCTGCAACCGATTACCCATGATGTCACCATCGTTACCACCCGAAAGCTCGCGCAGGCCCGCGTGCTCGGCGTGCCGCCGGAGGAGTTCGGCATCGAGCGTGGCGCGCGCAATATCCGGGAGTGCAATTATTGCTTCCATGATGTGGTGACGAAGACCCGGGCGCAATTGATCGCGGAGGGCTTTGACGAGGCGCAGATCGACGCGGTGTCGGTCTATACCGGCAACACCGATATCGAAACACTGTCGCGCGATTCCGTGCAGGAGCATTTTTCCATCAACGCGGGCGGCGCCAACAAGTCGACCGAGCTCGTTCGCATCACCGAGCACTATGTCCGGATGGATTATCACGGCAACGGCCGGCCCGCGCTCTATCAGGTCATTACCGGCGGCGACGATGGCGAGATCCTGCGCCGGGATGGCCGCGACTGCATCACGCCCTTCGATGTCGTCCCCTTCGCGGCGACCACCCCGGTGCCGATCACCCACCGCTTCTTCGGCCGCTCGATCGCCGATCTGGTGATCCCGGCGCAGCGGGAAAAGACCGCGTTGAAGCGCGGCGCACTGGATAATCTTTACCTGCACAACAATCCGCGCGTCGAGGTCGCAGAACAGAATGCCGGGCCGAACACGCTGGATGATCTGCTGGTGTCCCGACCCGGCGGCGTGGTGCGTACCAGGAGCGCGGGCGGGCTGAATTGGCAGGTGGTACCCGATATCACCGGCTCGATCTTTCCGATGATGCAATATCTTGACGCCGAACTGGAACAGCGTACGGGACTGTCGAAACAGAGTCAGGGGCTCGATGCCAACGCGCTGCAGAACCAGTCGGCGACCGCGGTGACGCAGGTGTTCAACGCCTCACAGATGCGGATCAAGCTGATCGCGCGCATCATGGCCGAAGGCGTGCGTGATATGTTTTCGCTGCTGCACGGCACCATCCGCAAGCACGGCCAGCAGGCGCAGACCGTGCGACTGCGCCAGGCGTGGATCACGGTCGATCCCAGGGACTGGAAAACCCGCGACCACCTGACCGTGAATGTCGGGCTAGGCTCTGGCGGCAGGGCGCAGGCCTTCGCCCAGACCATGGCGATCGCCAATGTGCAGAAGGAATTACTGGCCGGTGGCAAGAGCAACCTGGTCGATGACCAAAGCCTCTACAACACCGCCGCCGAGCTGACCCGCATCATGGGCCACAAGAACCCGGACAAGTTCTTCAATGATCCCAGCGCGCGGGATCCCCGCACCGGACAATTGCTGCACCCGCCGCCACCATCGCCACCGCCCGGTCCGGAAGCCATCAAGGCGAAGGCGCAGCTGCAGATCGCAGAGAGCAAGGCGGAGACCGACCGGGCCACCGCGATGCAGCGCATGCAGCTGGAGCAGGCGCGGGCAGAGGCCGACGCGCTGCGTCAACATGCGAGGCTCAGCGCCGACATCGAACTGACCAAGGTCAAGGCCGAGCTCGAAGCGCGGCTTGCCGTGCTCGATGCCCATGTCAAGGCGCTGGCCGCCGCGCAGTCCGCCCGCCACGCCCGCGAGCAGCATCACGCCAATCTTGCCGAGAGCGCGCTCGGCATGGCCGCCGCCGCGCATCGCCATGACCTGAAGATGGCGTCGTCGCCAGCGCCGGATCGGCAAGGAAATTCCGATGAGTGAAGACCGCCTGTCCCGCGCCGCCGCCGCCGGCGTCCGCGCCCGCTCCCTGCTCGAGGATGATTTGTTGCAGGGGGCGTTCAGCGCCCTGGAAGAACGTTATCTGCAGGCTTGGCGGGCCACGGCCATCGACGATGTTGCGGCCCGCGAAACCCTGTTCAAGGCGATCCATGTCATCGGCAAGGTGCGGGATCATCTTGGCAGCGTCCTCAGCAACGGCCGGTTGGCCGAACGCGAGCTGCGGGAGCTAGTGGAGCTGGCGGAGCGGAAACGGCGGTTCGGGATTTTGTGAGGCGGGTGCAAGGGCGGTTATGAGGACCGCCATGAAGGCCGCGCCTTCAGCTGAAGCACCGCCACCTCAACCCTGAGGCGACGCACCAAAATGATAAGTTGAACGAATGCATCACAGTCACTGCGGTAGAACGTAGAACGCACCGCTGTTGTCGCTTGATGCGAGAGTCGGGCTCTCATGGTTCGAGGAGCAAGCCGTTGCCCTTCCCGGGCGACGGCTTGCTCCTCACCCTGAGCTCCCAGCGCCAAAACCGGCGCTGCACACGGACCATGAACAGCGTGTTCATGGAGAGGGTTCGCAATTCGACATGTGCGACACAACACAGGCGCTGTCGGACTCGGCCGCCTGATCGCAGCCTGCGCGGCCTGAGATCCACCGGTTCAACGTCTTTCGTTGCCAAATTGACCAAGCGGCGCGCTGCTTTGCCGATGCCGATCTGCCAGCGCTGGTCACGTGCGGCCACATTCCGCGCGCGGCAATTCCCTGTCATCACATAACCCTCCACATCACCCTCGCCAGGATGGATCCGCATGCCAAGAATGTCCACGCTCGATCTCAAGGCCATGCTGGCAGCTGAGCGGTCCTCCGCGCTGGCCGCGATGAGTGCGGCGCAGCTGATGGAAGATCGCGCCCAGGCCATGAGCTATTATCTCGGCGATGTCTCGGCCGACATGCCGGTGGTCGATGGCCGCTCATCGACGGTGTCGATGGATGTCGCCGATACGATCGAAGGGATGATGCCGAGTCTGATGGACATCTTCGCCGGCTCCGATGAGGTGGTGCGGTTCGAGCCGGTCGGCCCTGAGGACGAAGCCGCGGCGCAGCAGGAGACGGACTATGTCAATCACGTCTTCATGCAGCAAAACCCCGGCTTCATGGTACTCTATTCTTTCATCAAGGATGCGCTCTTGTCGAAGACAGGCATCGTCAAGGTGTGGTGGGAGGAGCGCGAGGAGGAAAGCCGCGAGACCTATTATGACCTGACCGAGGACCAGTTCGCGCTGCTGGCGCAGGCGGTCGCGGAATCCGGCGGCGCGATGGAAATCGTCGAGCACAGCGTTCACCACGGGCCGGAAGACGACGCGAGCGAGGCGACGAGCTAGCGCCATGGCCGAGGCGACCTGGGACGGCGCGTGGTATAACCCCTACGCGCCGCCGATCTTTGCATCGCCCGCGCCACCACCAGCGCCGCTGCCGCTGCCGGCGTTTCCGCAGGATCGGCCGTGGTGGATGGCGCCGCCGGTCCTTCCGGCAGCGGGCGCGACCGGACAGAACCAGCCGTCGGCGTCGCATTTGCTGCCGTCCGGCCATCCCTGGGGCAGCGCGCCACTGATCTTTCCGCCTGCGCCGGCTGATGCCGCGGGCCAGGGCGCACCGGCGCAGCCATTCTTCCCAACGCCAAAGCCGCCGCCGTTGGCCGACTCGGTAAATACGCTGCCGGCAACACCAGAGCATCGGGCGCCAGACCCTGTTCGCTCGGACTATCAATTCAATAAGCTCGGCGACGCCTATGCGCCTGCCGGGATGACCGACATCGGACCGCCTTTGATCGGGGATGGCGGCCAGCTATTTCCCGGCACGGCATGGGGGCGGAAAGCCGCCGATATCGGCAGCCAGCTGGCCTATCGCTACATACACGGCCTGCTGACGCTGCCGCAGCGTGCGATCGAAGCCGCGCAACAATCGGCCGAGCATGATTTCGGGCCGGGGCCTGCCGCGATCAGCGATTCCGATCCGCCCTGGCAGGATCCGCTTATCCCGGTCGCCGTGGA